TGTTTCTACTGTTTAAAGATCGGCGTTGGTCAAGTTGTTTGATAATATTAAATGACTGAGATAGGTTTTTGTTTATTGGTTTATTTAAGTATAGTTCAAGATTTTTATAACTATTCTCAAGTAAATACCCCGGAGATTTGTTTATACGTTCTTGCAACGTGTTTTTAATCTTGTTTAAAACATTATCTGGTAAGTGGCGCACATCAAAATATTCAGGACTTGTTAATGCACCTGCAATCAAACTATTATTGTGAAATCCTATACCTTTCAAATAATCAATGCAAACAAAAATTGATTGATAGTTCAATAAAAAATGCAACATGTTGAATGAAATTTTATGATTTAAATTTTTGATAATATGTAGATTGTCTACAAAATCTTGCCATGTTCCACCATATCTAATATACTCATATTCTTCTTCTATGGTCTCCACGCTAACAGTCCAATGTACGTTTTTAAATTTACAAATTAATTCAAATATTTTTGTATCAACTTTACTTAAATTTGTATTAATACGTAAATTTACCTCCGGATTGTCATTGTAGAGTTTTTCAAGTAACTCTAAATTTTCTTTCATTAATAATGGCTCGCCACCGGCTAGATAAACATGCTTTAGTTTCTTGGCGCTGCCTAATATGTAGTCTTTGAACTGTTGTCTTTGTTGATTTGTAGGTACAGGTGTTTTTACATCTAATTCTTTGGCCCATCGGCTACTAAACTCTGGTCCACAATAAACACAGGCCATATTACACAAATTGGTCCAACGTACATCAACTGTGTGTAAATCAAAGTTACCTGGCTGTTGATAAAGAGTTAGCGGAACTTGTTTTAGTTCTCGCAAATAAAATACTCGGTCACTGATAATATCAAATTTATTTTTTTCTTGTTCTAATTCATAACAAGGAAAACAATTTGAGCCAGGATTATTACCAATCATTTTGGTTCGAGTTTCAGTATTTTTCGAGCCGTTGACTATCTCTTGTATGGAATTGTTTTGAATATTGCCAATTGGGCCTGCACTCCTGATACAGTTTTTTACATTGCCGTCAAAATTGTACATCAGTCCAGTCCACGGCATAGGGCAAAAATTGCGATTGGTTAGATATTCTTTGCTATCCATAATTCACGCCCAAAGATATTTCACTTACCTCTAAGTTGGGACCAGCATCTAATATTGTAATCAACTGAGTGGCCCATTCATTTACATCAGCATAGGGACTGGGGGCAGTTTGTCCGGGCTGTGTAGCAACTGCCCCTGGCTTGACCAAACAAATTTTTGGTCCGGCACGAAAATTTTTCAATTGAGAAACAGCTTCTTCTAAAGATTTTTTCTGCACATAGTATTCGGTCATTTCTATCCCGGGCAACACACTAACCGGCAAAGAAGTAAGCATGGTACTGATATTGATAATTTTTTTATTAGGTTGCTGTTGCCACAGTTTATACACTGCAAACAGTAGTTCTGTTTGCGCAAACCCTACTTGTGCATTGTTAATAAAAATGTCACAAGGTTCAATTGCGGAAGCTACTTTGGTAATACTTCTAATGTTATATCCATTACGTCTACTCAAGCCAACAATTTCGTGTCCGTTGCTGGAGTATATATCAGCCAACGCTTGACCTATACCTGCTGTATGACCTGTTATTGCTATTTTCATTTAATCTGTCGTAATAATTTTTGATCTGCAATAAACTTGTCTAGTTCTTGTTGGTTATTGCAATCTATTGCTACTAGTCCTGGAAAAATGTTTCTGTATGGGGCGGTAAAACTATTCTCATACCTAACATTGATTGGATCGGGGTTATGTAAAAATGCGTATGAATGATTCAATTGATGGTTGGCAGTAAATTGTTTGATAGCTGTAAAGTTATGTATGTTCAATGCACTTACAGTAGTCCAGGTATTTAAATCTAATCGGTCTATACTCTTATAATACATTAGATTTTCGTAAAACTTTTCCCATTTGATAGGCCATCGTACAAAGTCGTGTACTTCTTGTATACCATCTAAACTAACTGTTACAGTGACTTTTATGTCTCTTTGAATTAAAGTTTCTATTTCGTCTATCACATTAGAACAATTGGTATTAATTCTTACAGATTTTATATTGGCTGGTAAGTTTTTTAATATGTCTTTATAATTTTTACTGGCACTGGGTTCTCCACCGTTTATATCTAAGTGGACAATTCTATCAACAGGCAAATTCCAAAATCTATTGGCATTATCAACTATAGTATATATTTTGGATTTCAAGCTTCCAATTTTAGTGCTGTGATTTTCGTCGCAAGTCAAACATCCACTGTTACAAATATTGTCAAGCACACCGCCCACAATCAAATAATCTGGTCTGGTTTGCTGTTGATCAAATTTGATTGCATTCAGTCTGATACTAGTGCCATTTTGCAGTTCTGTTTCAAAACATCGTACACATTCTGGCGGCCGAAGTTTAATTCGAATATTATTTAACCAGTCGCTGTTTTCCATGTCCAGCAATGAAGCGAATTGCGGGGGATTGACCATATGGCCACAACGACTCACAGTTCCGTTTGGATTAAATCTTACAAAATGATCTAAACGAGGACATTGCATAAATCTTTTGATCTTTGAATAATTTCTTTATATACATCCGGATATGTATCGCGGATACTTTTTATAATTTCATTAAATGACACAGTTTGTCCGAGATAAATTTCTGTTAGAACTTTATCTAACTGCATATAAAATGTGACCTTGGGAAAATGTACAATATCATAATGTACTTTATTTTTATTTTTATTGACATGCAAATCTGTTATAGTTTTTAAATCTGCAATTGGATTAATTTTAATTTTTGCCTGGGTAAATCTGCGTAGGTTTACCAACCAGTGAAACTGAGGTGCGTAGTGCCTATTAAGAAACAAATGATGCCCGGCCATAAACAACAAAGTATCTTTGTCCAAGTGATTATTATATTCAATATATGAACTTAGACCAGAAAAGAATCTTTCAACGGGTTCTCTAACAAATATTTCTACAGTATCCAATCCGGGCAATTCTGGCATTGCCAATGTTCTGAAGCCTGAATTACTCAAACTACTGTAACCGTTTTTGTATATTGGATACACATACCGTTGCGGAGCAACTTCTAATACTTCGCAACGGTCTGGAAAAATAATGTTATCTAATTGCGATAACATTCGAACGCCTTACTGTTTGCTACGATTACGAATCATGGCCAAGATATCTTCGGCTCGTTGACTTGAAGGTTTAGCAGCAGCTTGTACAGGAGCAGTAGCTACAGGTGCTTCATCTTCCTCATCTGCATCAAACGGTGCAGCTGATTGAACTGGAGCAGGTGCAGCTTTTGCTACTGGCGCCGGTGCTGCGGATTCTGCTGTATCATCTCCGCCTTTGCCTTGAAAGCCGCTAGGCTTGAAGTACTGACTCCAACGATCTGGATCGTATGCTTGGCCGTCGACCGACGCTTCAAACATTTCCTTGATAACTTTGAGTTCTACTTCGCCAGGACGCTTGGGCAAGAAGTCTGACAGATTGTATAAACCAAAACTGTCAATGGCACCTTGCTCTTGTGCAGTTAGTGCAGACTCTTTACGACTCCACTTGCTAGTTGAGTAATCTGCATAACCACCTTTACTTGTTTTAGTAACAGTAAAATCTAATCCAGCGGTGTAATCAGTTGGCATGCTTTCTAGTTCTGGGTCCATTAGTGCAGCCTTGATTAAATTAAAGATCTGGGGACTAATAACGAATCTACGAATAGGATTCTCTGGTGTTTTGTCGTCCGCTAGTGGATTTTCTCTCACGAAACCTTGGAATAGATATGATTTCTTTTTCCAATACTTGCGACCCATTTCTTCAAGTCCTGGGTCCTTGAACCAAGTGCGTACTTCTGCTAGAATAGGGCATGCGTCACCATACATTTCTACACACGGTACTTGTACAACAACAGGCTTGCTATCTGCCTGTCCTTTGATGCCTGCGAACGGCAAGCGAATCATCAATCGCTCAACCCAAAAGAATGAGTTTTGTGTGTTAGCGTCTGGTAAAAATCTGATTTTTGCACTTGAACCTTCTGGAATGTTCCAGTGTGCATAGATGGCGTTGTCGCCTTGTGATTGAC